TCCAATGACCCCAAGGCTTGCCCGCTTTGCTAGTCCCTGTTTTCCAAATTCGGGCGCCATGGATGCAGCTCTCGTCCACCGGCGTGGCACCCAGCGTAGATTTCACCATCTCGACCGCTGTCTCCATTGTCTGAACTGGCGCAGCAAAACTCTGATTCCATGGATCGGATTCTACAGGTACAGGAACATATTCACCCGAAGTCTGAGCCATCTTAGCCTTTACTTCTTCGACCTTAGCCTTTACTTCAACACCTTTTGCAACCTTTGACATTTCTTCGCGAGACGCTCTCTTTCCTTTAGTAGCGTAGCCCGCATTTGCGAGAGCGCGACCAATCGCACTTGTTTCGCAATTCTCAAGAGCAGAAGTAGCATTGACGCCGCGACCCTGGACTGTTTCTTCAGCAAGGCCAGTCGTCCAAGGTCTAACATCAGCCTCAGTTCGAAAGATACTAGCTTCAACGATAAAGCGAGAAGAAGTGCTATCCAGCAATTTCGTATGAATCTGACCATCGGGATGTTCCTTCCAGAATTTAACCAGTCGCTCTTCGACTGTCTCGTAATCTTCTAAATTAAACATAAAGCGCATTCTCCTGTGTCTGTAAGGTTCCGGCTATTGCGAGATAGGCGCAGCCATCGACTGCGTTATCAACTTTCGCACTTTCCATTGATCTTGCGATTTTGAGTAATGCCATACAAGTTGCAACTTGATAGTCTGTGATTGGCATTTCGAGGTATGAACTCCATAATGCTGCGGTTCTTTGCATCGAATCTGATGGATGTCCATATTGCATACCACGATCTTGTATCGTAGCTCTGGCTTCAGTAAGGAAGTCACCAGCGTTCATCGGCTAACCTGATGCTGTGTCTGCGCCTTAATAAGTCGGCGGGCATTTATCTTGCCCTGAATTTTGCCATGTTCGTGTCCCTTGGCATAACCAAGTAAATAACCAAAAATAAGGCCAAGTGACCCCATCCCAATAAGTGCATGATCTATATTCATGACTGCTCCCATTCCGCCAGTATTTCTGACTTGTGAGAACCTTACATGAGCCTAAATCGGCATCCGCCTTTTTTAGATAACGAAACGATAACAATCTGGCTAGGGTCTTCATCCTCCATGTAGGGGATAGCGATGCTAGCGGGTGCGTCCATAAACCTTGCCCTGATATACGAATGACCCATCTTTAGGGTCAATAGGGATAAGCTCTGGTGTAAATCGCTTGCCAATTAAAGTGCCTACGACGAAGCCCATTTGCCAGTTGGCATAACCTCGCGTATAGCCCATTCCAGGGCTTGCAAGGTCAACTAGGTTGCCAACCTCAACTCCCCACACAATGCGTCCGTATCGGCCTCCAGAGGCCTCAGAATGGGCTGATAGCCCCAGTCTGTGCGTGTGACCCGACACGATTGATTTACCCATGCGCATTGCGCCATTTAAGGCCGTTTGACCGGGCTTGTTTGATAGCGGAAAAGCGTCTCCATGGCAAGTGTGCCAGCCCGGAGCAAAGTCAAAGCCGTTTGGATGGTAGCGAATACCAGCCTTGTCGTAGCCCATGAACTTGTCATACTTCAATTCGGGCAGATTCATAAATGCTGGAAGACGGCGAGATAAAGATTTATAGACTCGAGCGCCATGGTTAGAACCAACTACATCGGTAACGCCAAGGTACTGGAGAATCTCTAGCGTTAGCTTACGATCCTCATCAATGTTGCCTTCTACTTCTTGCCATGGCTGAGCAAAACCCCCAAGCTGCGGTAGGTCGATTTCATCGCCAATGCAAATGGTCTGGTGTGGCTTGTAAGCCCTTAAAAACTTGCCTAGATTCTTGACTGCTGCTTCGTGAAAGAAAGGTGCCTGAATATCTGATATCCAAGCAATTCTTTTTACTGTCATTTAGTCCTCGTCGTCGTCCTCATAGGGAATATTGTCGATTCGATTAGGTAAGCCAGGGATAATCCAATCAGGAAAAGATTCACGATCACCGAGCATCCAAAAAGCATGAGTCTCTGAAAAGCCTGCTCTGCGTAAAGACTTGTAATACTCGTTCATCGCTATGCAATAGGCATCGAGCGCGCTGTAAGTATCTAAATCTATGACTGGTCGTTTCCTTGCCATAGGATAAGTGTTACTTACCTAACATCTCGATTATGGTATCGACACGCACCTCAAGGCGATTGACCTGATCCTTGATAGATGAGCCGCCATTAGGTTTTAGTTCTGCAAGGTAATGTTTAATCATGAACTGCGTATAAGCAGCCAAGCCGCCTAGAACTGTAACTACTCCTACAGCCCAAGCTGCGAGGTCTGCCGCGGTCACTTCTTCGGAGTTGCGTATCCGAATACGCCTGCTAGAACTGCCCAAAGAATAGAACGATAATCAAGTGCAAAGTTAGATGCACCCCAAGCTGCTAGGAAAGCACCTGCTGTCAGGATTGCTGGGTTTTTCATGTTCATGCTGTGCCGCCTATCATTGGGATATTGAAGAACGAATCATCTGAATCGCCCTTTTTAGTGAAAGAAATATGGCAATGCTTAATGTGCGGGTTAATTCCAGAATACTTTCGCCAACGCCACCCCATGCGAGACGATGCGATGCGACCATTGAAGATGATGTAAGAGATTCTCTTATCTCCACGTTTCGCGCATAGTCGTATCTGATCTGCAAGGTCAGGCATGATGTCCGGCTTGGCTTTACCAGATAAATCCCTGTCAATGTCAATGGCTCGGACGATACCTTCTGCATCAGGATTGTGGTCAGAAGGACGTAATTGGTGAGCCCGATTGCCAATCCAGCCATCCGAGGCTCTATCGCGGTATGGGTAACTATCATCGACTTGAAGTCTAAGCTGTTGTCCTGCTTTGCATAATCTCGGCACAGCTAGCACACTCCCATCGTTTCTTGTCGTTAAGTGTTAATTCTGGATGGTCGCAAGGTGCAGGTGCAATAAAGGCATCGTCAATCGGATCGTAGGTATATCCGATTCCTGCATAGTTGTAGCGGATATTGCCGTTATATGAAGTGCGCACGCAGGCTTGTCCTCTAAACTCGCCGTACCATTCTTCGGGTGTCTTACCTTCTATAAGTTCAGTTTCGTCTTTGCCTACGATAACTTCTGTGACAATATTAGAATCATCTAAGAACGCATAATGAGCCATTAGACTATCACCGTTCCTGTTCCTGCTGTAAATGTATAAATCTTGTAACCGCCTGTGGTTGTTTTTGTATAAGTAAGACCACCATCAATAGAAGACAAATCCTTGAAAGTATCTGCATAACGGATAATGACAATTCCTGAACCACCATTAGCGCCAGCAGAAGCTGAACCATTAAAGTACGATCCACCGCCACCTGCTCCGCCAAGGTTTGTTGTTCCTGCACCTGCAGCTCCAGCATCTGTTGCTCCGTTACCACCGCCACCTGCTCCGCCTGTGCCGCCTGTTTGTAATGTGTTGCCAGAAGTGTCGCGTCCACCGCCGCCACCGCCGCCACCTGCATAAGTGACTGAAGAACCTGAATATGAATTGGCTGTACCAGCTCCACCATTACCGCCTGAATTGCTTACGCCGTTAGCGCCAACTGCACTTGCACCACCACCGCCGCCTGCATGGTATTGACCAGCGTTAAATGTTGAACTACCGCCTGCGTAACCTTCTACTGGAGAATATCCACCAGAGTTACCTGCTGCACCTGATTGAGTTCCTGAATCAGAAGCATAAGAGCCACCACCAGAACCACCTGTAGTTGCGTTAGAACCGCCGGAGTAAACTCCACCACCGCCGCCACCGGAACTGGTAATCGACTTAAATACTGAGTTAGTACCTGTGCCACCTTTATTTTGACCCAAGGCTCCACCTGTGCCACCAGCGCCGACTGTTACAGTAAATGATGCGCCCAAAGATAAAGCTGTGCTTGTGCGAAATCCGCCCGCACCGCCGCCACCGCCGCCACCGTTAGTTCCAGAACCACCGCCGCCGCCGCCTGCAACCACAAGATAGTCGGCAGCCGTTGGAGCTATTGCTGCAAGATAACTTGATGCAATAATGCCTAAAATTGATCCCATTACGTCAAATCGCCTAACACTGTAAATGTATTAGAAGCTGTGCAAATAATTGTGGCCGCTGAATATTGCGCACGCAACTTTGGAGCTGATGCAGTTGCGCCTGTCGATGTAATTGTTACGCCCGCGCCTTGTGCCAAAGTAACTTGACCTGCACCTAGTTGCTGAATATTGATGATGTTGCCAGCTGCAAATACTGAAGGCGGAACTGTCAAGGTGATGCCCGATGCATTTGATAGTGTGACCAGTTTGCCCAAGTCTGCGGCTACCAATGTATAAGTAGTGCCAGTCTGTGCGTTGAATGAAAGGGTTGTGTCATCCTGTTCAATCCACGTAAAGTCCATATCTGTATTAGATGTTTTTGCCAGCACTTGGCCGGTTGTGCCGCCTTTAAGATCAACTAGCGAAGCATCGATGCTGTCGCCAAGTAGTTCGATGGCTGTAGCGCCATCTTTTACAAGGTCAGTCGATACAGGTACCGACCAGCCAAAGTTGGGTGTTGTTGTTGGCATTATGCCACCGCTCCAATCGCGTTAAGCCAAGTCAGGGTAGGACTTAGGGTGTTCCAAGCTTCTGCTGGGTTTACAGATTCCCATTTTACAGCAACTTGGCTGAAATTGACCGGAGACGCATTGAGCGTAATGGTCAAATTATTTAGGCTTGCTCTAAATGTCCAGCCCTCGAT